CAAGAAAGGGTTGATGGAATGGCGCAAACGTGTTGGTAATGATGTTGCCAATCATGTAGCAAGGACTGCTGCTGCGAGAGGAACTAAAGTTCATCACATGTGTGAGGACTACCTTAACAATATGCAGTCCAATTTTCCTAAAGAGTGGGAAAAACACAAGAAGAATTTCCTGCCATATTGTCTTTTTGGTCAATTGAAAGACAAAGCATTATGCAATATTGATAACATATATGCACAAGAAGCAGGACTTTATAGTGATAAATATAAGGTAGCGGGTAGGGTTGATTGTATTGCAGAGTACAATGGTGTGCCGTCGATTATCGACTTCAAGACTTCAACCAAAGAGCGCAATGATGAGTGGAATGAAAACTACTACATTCAAGGTTCTGCATATGCAGAGATGTTCGGAGAAAGAACAGGTATTGAAATCTCCCAAGTGGTCATCTTAGTGGTCACAGAAGACGGAACTGTACAGGAGTTTGTAAAAGAAAAGCACTCATATCTTGATTCTCTCGTAGAAACCGTTACGGAATGGAGAGAGAAAAATGAAATTTCTAATCACAACACTGACAGTGTTTCTGTTGCTGTCTAGTAAAACACTAGCACAAGATACAGAACCAACATTTGTGCAAGTTCAGAAACCTATAGTATGTGGGTCTGAGGAGGTAATGTTGTCAATTGTTAAACAACATGAAGAAGTGATGGTATCAGCTTGGATTGACCCCAATTCTCAATTTCCTGTATTCCTATATGCAAATTGGGAAAATGGTACAACCTCTGTATTAGAGATGCCAAAGCCAAGTTGGTTATGTTCATTATCTACAGGTACGGGTGCTGCTTTTATTGAAAATAAAGACAAAAAGGGTATTGACTTTAAACCCGTGACATGGTATAAATAATATACAATTTGATGATACGAATTGAATACAGAACTGGACGCGGGGGCAGTACCCGCCGCCTCCACCAAAAGGAGATTGGTGTGGAAAAGATGACATCAGGGGACTCAGATGAAGAATCCTCTTGTAAAAAAAATATCGGTGGTGATGTTTAAGTTATATATTCTTTGGAGTGTATGCGCTGATGTCATTCTCATTTCTGGTATCATAGCACTGTTACTTGGTTATGGTAAAATCTCTTTTTGATGGGGGCGAACAAGGATCGACAGGCTGGGATAGATGAGTGGAGAATTGTCGGATGACTGCGTTATTGGTCAATTTAGTAAATGCAAACGATAACTTTGCACCATTGGCACTCGCTGCGTAAGCAGTAAGTGTGCAGGAGTTTCGGTAGGTTCCTTGGCAACAGAATAACCTACCACTTTAAAGGATGGAATACTTCTATCCTATTTGTCATGACAAGGAGATATTTAGATTATGACTACTATGACTAAGGCAGCGAAGGTTGTTGCCGCACTTGAGAACGGAACTGAACTTACTGCGAAGCAGATTGAATCGCGTTACAACGTGAAGAATGCCCGCGCACTGATTAGTTCCCTTCGTATGCAGGGATACCCTGTTTACCTTAATAAGCGTGTTAGCACGTTTGATGGACAGACCTACAGCAAGTACCGTCTCGGTACTGCATCACGTTCTGTTGTTGCTGCTGGCAATCGTGCAATTGCAGCGGGTATTTAAATAACTAAATACCAACATGGCCAATGTCGGCCATTAACAGGGTGATGCCTTAATACATCCGTGGGGGGTCAACGGTCAACCCCCCAACCTTAAAGGGAGACTAAAACAAATGAAGAAACTAATGATCGGAGTTGCAGTAGCAACTTGTATTTCGAGTGTTGCTATGGCAGAAGAAAAGAAAGTTTCATCTGTATTGCCTAAAATTGACATGTCCGTTGTGACTGATACTGAGTATAATGTAACTCAGGAAACCACTTCTACAAAATTTGGTGTAGTTGCAGGATTTAGGGGATTTGAGGGTTCAGTTAAACCATCGTTTATCTGGGACGACCAAGAAATTTCCAATGTCGAATTTGCTTTGGGGTATACATATAATGTAAATGATTCCTTTGCTATTACACCATATGGAGAAATCAACACTGACGACAACCTTAGTATGGGTGATAAAATTATTGGTGTTAAAACCAAGTATAAGTTTTAATGATAAGGTTACGGGGTTCCTTCCAAAAACCCCCACTTTATTTAATGGAGTACTTATGGCACTAAATACCGCAAAGACATTTTCGATGGAAATCGAACGCATCGCAAACGAAAAGAATATCACTCATATGGAAGCAGTCCTAGACTATTGCCACCGTCAAGAGATTGAACCCGATACTGTGGGTCGTCTCATTTCAAAGAGTCTCAAAGAGAAAATTGAGGCAAACGCCCGAGACTTGAATTTTCTTCCTCGACAGGCGCAACTTCCTATATGAAACATCTCAAGGAAAACAACACTAACTATTTTATGCACCTTGCTCATGCGTGGGTGATGGCCATTGTTCTAATTATTCACGGGGTAATTCCCTGCATTCTAACTGATTGGGTATCGAAGCGTATCTGTAATGGAACCGATTGACGTTTATCTAATGTACTGTGCTATGAAGGCACACTTTGGTAAGGGTGACTATGACTTTGTGACATACAAAGGCAAGACTCGTATCAAGAGAGACACCTTCTATAAACGTAAGGACAGGTCGTTCTTCGTAAAGTTGTCACGCAAGTACAAGACAGAACAAGAAATCCAGAACTACTTTGTATCAAATTTCATCAAGGACAAGAAGGGGTATATTGCCAACTTCAATGATGAGAACTACGAGTCATGGAAACTGAAACGACAGGGTTTCTTTGACATGTTCGAAGTGGAGATGAAACCTCTTGTAGAAGCGTTTGAGGATTTGTTCGTAGTAAACAATGGACAACACCCTAAATTAATGAGAGAGTTTCTAGGTGGCCGCGTGTCTCTAGAGACAGTGATTATATTAGATGAATTGGTTAACTTTGGACCTGATTGGGATAGAGCATTAGAGGATGATATTATATGGAATGATTTAAATAATCTCATAGATAATTACGAAAGGTTCTTGACAATTGATCAAGAACAGTATAAGATAAGACTATTGAAACTCATAGAGGAGTCCAGTTGATGGAACGAGTAGAAGGGTTCTTTGAGGCACGGTGCCGGGAACTAGAAAACCAAATCAAAGCATTGCAGTTTGAGAATGCTGAGATGTCAGTGAAATCTGACGAACTGTCGGAGCGAGTTAAGACCCTCGCTAATCGCCAACCCACTTGGCCAAAGGGTTATAAACCTCAGCGTAGGTTTAACTCTAACAAGTAAATGGTATGCCGCCGTAGCTCAGTTGGTAGAGCAGCGCATTTGTAATGCGCGGGTCAGGAGTTCGAATCTTCTCGGCGGCACCATTTTTGGAGAAAAGTTATGTTTAAACGGTTTATGCAGTGGTTAAAAAGATTTACAAAACGTAAATTATCTGCCGCAGAATTAAATAATATAAGAAGAAGTCACAACACAAAATATGAGGATGTTACCAAATAATGAAAGTTCGTTTGATTTCTTATACACAACCCGATAATATTATTGGAGTTGATAATGCACAGGAGTTGATTGCATACTGTGCCAGAGTGTCCAATCCGGGCAACCAAAACAACAAGGAAACCAGCGAGAAACTTGTCAAGTACCTGATCAAGAATCGTCACTGGTCGCCTCTGGAAATGGTCAATGCGACTATTGAGATTGAGACAACCCGTGATATCGCAAGGCAAATCCTGCGGCATCGCTCGTTCTCGTTTCAAGAATTTTCACAACGATATGCTGATCCTACTAAGGACTTATCTTTTGAGACTAGGGATGCACGTTTGCAAGACCCTAAGAACAGACAGAACAGCATTGAGTTAAGTGAGGAAGATCGTCGTCTCAATGAAGATTTCCGTATGAGACAGATGCTGGTTTGTAGACAAGCACGGGAGACATACGAGTGGGCAATTGATAACGGTATCGCCAAGGAACAGGCTCGTGCAGTTCTACCAGAAGGTATGACTGTATCTCGACTGTACATGAATGGTACACTGCGCTCATGGGTGCATTATATTGACCTACGAAGTGCAAATGGTACACAACTAGAGCATCAAGAGATTGCGATTGCGTGTGCCCATGAGATTGCTCAAATATTCCCATTGATGAAAGAACTATGAAACATCTTGTAATCGGAAATGGTGAGTCACGTAAGTGGTTTGGTGACAAACAATATGGGGTTGATGCTATCTCATGGGGTTGCAATGCAATCTATCGTGATGTGATGGTGGACAACCTTGTTGCAGTTGACTATGGTATGCAACAGGAAATCTACGAGTCGAATATCTGGCGTGATATTCCATGTTGGTTTGCAAACTGGACAATCCTTCCTGCTGAAGTTGCAGATGTGATGCTTATGGGATTTGATATTCCAGAGGCATTCATTCACAGGACAAGTACCATTACAGATCGTTGTGTTATATCAGGTAAAGACCCTGTGACTCTCAATGAGAGGATTGAAGCTGCAATCCAGATGTTTCCCTCACTTGACATGCAAGACCTACAGATGAAGATGGAAAAGGATGTCGGTGTGTGGATTACATACATTGCTGAGGATGACAACATAAATACAATTGACTTTCCTATTGGATGGTCAGCGGGTAACACCGCACTGCATCTTGCATGTCAGCAGGGTGCATCAGAGATTTATATATTGGGGTTTGACCTATCATCATATGATGAACCGTTGAACAACATATATAAAGGGACAGATAATTATCTGCCCAGTGATGCAAAAGGTTTCAACACGATTAATTGGTTGAACCAAATGCAAACTGTCTTTACGGAGTTTAAGGAAATTACCTTTTATTGGGTAGGCCCTGTACACCGTAAGGGTGAAATATCTG